CTGATCTGCCCGAGATTTGTTTTGGTGCTCCAGAGAGACGATATGATCCGATAGCGGCAATGAAAATATTGACGAATGAGATAAACCCATCCTATATGTTATTGGGACCGGAGTATCTTGAATATATCGTAAATACGGGTGGACCGCTCTATCCTGATCCGGATGTGCTGAAGTTGAAACATACTTTGCCTGAGAATATGTTGCATACGCAAAGGAAGCTCCATTTGCCGAAATGTCCTATGATGGATCAGCCCAGAAAGGCGTCATACAATTCCATCATGCGTGCGATTTGTGTGAGGAATCTTGGCGTAGCACACCAGAACTTTCCCCTGGATTATCGACGATTATTTGACGAGAATCTTCCACGAATCGCGCGATGTCTGTTTAGACACGATTGGCGTGAACGATCACGACAATGGAGGGAGGATTTTCCAGTGACGGTCAACTCGATGGCTCTTAGTCGATGGGTCAAGAATATGCAAGCGAATGGGAAGTTGAAACGATATTTGTTGGGGGAAAAGGTGTCTCTGGAACAAGCGGATTATTCTGATTTTCAAGTGATTCTTCGATCGAACATTAAGAGTCAGACGACGTATGATAAGATCCCGGAGCCACAAACTGTCTTTTTCCTGGGTCAACAGGGGGCGTCTGCCCAGGCGGTCTTTGAGGAACTTTCCCGTCGTTGGAAGGAGATTCAACGGATTAATGTCTTTTCCACGGATGGCTTGAGTGAACAGGACATTGAAGATCGTTATAACGACTTGTTACCGAGAGGAGTGAAACTGAGGTCGATTCAACGTGACCTCTCTAAGTATGACAAAAGTCTGGGTCATGTTCCACATGGATTGGAACGTTGTGTATTTGAAATTCTTGGTGCGAAGAAGGAGTTCTTGGACGATTGGTTCTCTTCTAACGAGACGATAATGGGACGATTCGTTGGATTGTATTTTAAGATACAGGTTGCGGAACAGCGACGTTCCGGGATCCCGAATACTTTACTTTCCAATGATATTGTTAATACAATTACGGAAGTGATCGTGGCAGAGTTGGATGTGGACGTCCCTGAACATGACTTTTATATAATGCAGAAGCAGGGAGATGACATTGATATTTTGGTACCTGAAGAGTTCAAACTTCCAGTTGGTGTCTCACAAAGATCTGCTGATCTCTTCAATTTGATTGAGAAACGCTTGGAAACCACTCGAACATATATCTGTTCAAGATATGTTATTCCAGTGAATGGGAGATTTCGTGTGGTATATGACCCTTTTAAGATGGTTGCAAAGTTTAACAGTGCACTCAAACCGGAGGAATATCAGAAGCTTGATGAGAGGTATATTTCCTATCGTGTCCTAGTTCGTGGATATGATGAGGTGGGGGTGAGGGCACAAATGCCAAATGCACATTATGAAATGTATGGGAAGGAGCCCAATCATGTACTTGTTATGATGGATGCAGCTATGTCAGCGATGACGTCGTGTGATACATTCATTAATATGTGGGAGAGCTATGCCGTTCAGCGATAAATCTCAGATGAAAAATTTTGTTTTCTTTTATTTAAAGTCTTTACTATTGTTACAATAAGTTTCTTAGGTTCTTATAGATATTTCTATAAGTCTTTATATACTTTCTTTACAGAAGGTATGTAGGGAATCCTGGG